AGGACAACCGTGAGCATCTTATTATTGAGTTGGGTGATATTCTATGGTATGTCGCTCAGGCAACAATGGCTTTGGATATCTCATTTGATGAAGTCGTTGCAACCAACGTAAAGAAACTTGAGAAGCGTTATCCTGGTGGAGAATTTGACGTATTCAAATCTGAAAATCGCGCTGCCAATGATCGCTGATGCTAACCTTCTGGATCCACCTTGTAGCATTCTGGCAAGTGGCAGTTATGAATTGTGTTCAACCAGTCAACTGGCAGTATTGTTACAGGGTAGACCAGTGGCTCTTGCCAGAACTCCATGAAGGGTATAGAATATGGTCAGGACAAACGCATCCCTATCAAAGTGAAAAGAATTATCTCAATGACCTCCCCTCTAAATAGTTAGGCGGGAGGTCTTTTTATGTCAGGAATGGGTTGGGCGGATTACGGAAAAGATGCACCATCAGGTGGTGGTATTCGCTTGCGTATTCTTCGTGATGCTATTGTAAATAGAACACCCATTGAAGTTGAAATTCCTGGTGGAAAAGCAGTCATCATGACAACTGATGATGTTCTTGCAGACATGAAACAGGTGATTGATGGTAAGATGGATTATGATTCACCTAATGCACAGAACAAACAAAATTTTGTAGGAAGACATAAGGGTAAAACTAAATTAAAAGCAGTACAGAAAAATGGTAAGGGTAATAAATGTACTGAGATAACTTTTACTAAAATTACAAAGACAGTTGAGTTTGGTAGTAACCAAGGATCTGGTGCTGGTTCTGATAAAACGAGTTTGTTTGAAGGTGCAGCATGTTGGGTTGCAGCATACAGATACTCATTAGGAAATACAAATATTGATGTTGATTATGTAATTACTCTAGACGATTTGAAGAAAGTGTCTGGTTCTGTTGAGACAGACGAATCTCTAGAAGATATACATCAGTTCATACTTGATGATCCTGAATGGATGAAGTCAAGTATTAAAACAGCAAACAAACTATACAATACAGCAAAATATAGAAATAAGAATTTTAAATTCTATAGAGGAACTGGTGTTACAGAGCAAATTAAAAATCATTACTTGAAAGTAAATAAAGAAAACGGTAGACCATTCTCTGATATTAATAAGTGGTCACCTGCTGATATCTACATGTGTGAATGTGATTTCGATATGAATATCTTCACAAAAGAAATGACATTCCAAGGTGGTATCAATAAGGTGATGAGAGATCTAATCAAAGAAAAGAAATTGATTGGTGTATCACTAAAGAAAGTAACAAGTAGTACACCAAACCTTACCGATCATAATTTTACTAGAGCATCACTTACAATCAAGAAACCATTCGTGGATATTAGATCTAAAACTCTATTGAATTCCATGGATGTATATCTAGAGGGAACTGGAGTCAGTGTCCAGTTCAGAGCAACAGATTCTGAAGGTAAGACATGGCAGGGTGAAGTCATGGGAAATCCAGCAAAGCATGGTAGAGTAGGTGGAGGAGTCGTGAACTACATCATGGAAGGTGTCTACGGCAAGGGCAATGGAGTGTGGAAAGATTACCCTAGTGCTGCAGCAGTATCTCTTGCTTCTAAGGGAAATGCACTAGATAAAAAAATCTTTGATCTTGCAAGGGATAATAAAGATCGCGTTATGGGACCTAACGAACAAGTTACTAAGGAAGATATTTCTAGGATGAGACCCCAATGGAAATTTGCTAAGTATCTTGGTCTTCTAGTTGTTGATCAATTGATGAGTGGTACTAAAGTACAACGTGATGAAATTACAACTAGAATATATTTGTATGCAACATCTGCATCAGATGATTCTGCACCTTACATTAAAATCTCCTAATGGCAAACGTAACTCAACTAAAACATCTAGAACACCTGGAAGATGAGATGCTGAACTATGGTATCCAAGGATGTCATGCAGCTGTTGCTTTTTTACAGGAACTAAAGAAGATGTTGGGACAGCAAGAGAGTGCTGGTTTCATGCAGACAAAATGGGATGGTGCTCCATCTGTTATCTGTGGTACAGATCCTGCATCTGGTATGTTTTTTGTTGGAACTAAATCTGTCTTTGCAAAGACACAACCCAAGTTATGTTTTACTGATACACAAATTGATGAGTGGTATGATGGTGATCTTGCAGAAAAACTTAAATTCTCTTTGAAGTATTTTGCTGAATTGGATATCAAAGGAGTTATCCAAGGTGATCTTATGTTCACTGATAGCACAATAAAAACAGAAGTCATTAACAAAGAAAAACTTTATACATTCAGACCTAACACTATTACATATGGTATTCCAGTAGATCATCCTATTGGTAAGGCAGCAGGACAAGCAAAGATCGGTGTAGTATTTCACACTCACTACACTGGAGATGATCTACCTACTATGCAAGCAAGAGCTGGTGCAAATGTAAACGGATCTAGAAATGCATTGGTAATTAAGAACGACACTCCAATGGATCGTGTTGGATTCTCTAAGCAGGAGATGACTAAGTTTAAAAACCATATCGATAAGATTGATCGTATGTGTAGTATCTCTGGTGACTTCCTAGATGAACTGGTAGTTCTTACTGGTACTACTGGAGATAAGAAGTTTCATATTGCATCTTACTTAAAGCAATTCTTCAATAACGAGATTAAGAATGCTCGCACCATTACAAATGTAGATGATGCCATGTACAACATGCTTAATTTCTATGGTGATAAGATGGAGAAAGAACTTGCTAAGATTAAAACAGTAAAGAACCTTACAGCAAAAAGAAAACTGGTATACGATAGTCAACTATACGTTGAAAATAATAAGGACAAGTTCAAAGCAATGCTATCACTGTACAAGGAACTACAAACAGTGAAGCAAATGGTTATAGATAAACTGGACCACCTAGAAGAGTTTAGAACATACGTTCAAACTGATAAAGGATATAAGGTTACAACTCCTGAGGGATATGTTCTGCATAAGGACGGTAGTATGATCAAGTTTGTTAATCGCCTGGAGTTTGCTTACAACAACTTTACTCTACAGAAGCAATGGCGTTAAATTGTAAAAAGGTCTACTTTACATTTGGTAGGTTTCAACCACCTACTACTGGTCATAAAGATAACTTTGCTGGTGTGAAAAACGCAGCAGGTTCTGATGACTATCGTATATACATTTCACAAACTGTAGATAAGAAAGGTACTAACCCATTACCTCCAGATAGAAAGTTGTTCTACATGGAGAAGATGTTCCCACAACACAAAGGAAAGATCTTTTCTGGTCCTAAGCAACCAGTTGCTATCTTACAAGATCTTATGTTGGCAGGGTATAATGAGGTGGTGTTTCTTGTAGGATCTGATAGAGTTTCTGCCATGCAGTTCCTTCATAAATATAATGGAAAAGATTTCACATTCAGAAAGATTGATATTCAATCTTCTGGAAGTAGAGATGCTGATGGTGATACATTTGCTATTTCTGGAACTAAGATGAGACGTGCAGCACATGCTAGCGACTTTGATACCTTCAGAAAAGGTATTCCAACATCATTAAATGATCGTGACTGTCGTGCCTTGATGGATGAAATTAGAGCACACCTACCTAAAAATTTCAAATGAAAACGTATTCTGAATTTATTGCCGAGATCAAAAAAAGAGGACTGTGGGATAATATTCATGCTAAGCGTAAGCGTGGAGAGAAACCTGCCAAGAAAGGTGATGCTGATTACCCAAAGACATTAAATGTTGAGGGTGCTTGGCAACGTAAAGAGGGCAAGAACAAATCTGGTGGACTAAACGAGAAAGGTCGTAAGTCATACGAGAGAGAAAATCCTGGCAGTGATTTAAAAGCACCACAACCAGAAGGTGGTCCCAGAAAGAAATCTTTCTGTGCTAGAATGGGTGGTGTAAAAGGACCAATGAAAGACGAGAAAGGTAGACCTACTCGTAAAGCATTGGCTCTAAGAAAATGGAAATGTTGATGAAAGATTTTAAAAAACTTAGAGAAGAAGCACTACGCCAACAACAAAGACACACCTTTGTATTCAAAGAAGGTGATGCTGTTATGTCTGCTAGAACAGGAGACAAGGGACACATCCACAGAGTAGGTGGTAACTATGCTATCGTAATTACTGACGATGGAAATATGTTACGTGAGTGGATAAAGAACATTAGATCTATAAATAATACGAGAAGAACCTCCTTATTGAACGATGAAGAAACCAGATCCTATTAATAAAGTAAAGCACCAAGATGAGTTCTCGTCTGGTTTGATGGAACAGTATGGTAAGTGGATGGATGGCGACACCTTCCAAGGCACTCATATGCCTGACATTCATGAAGCTCCATTCGACGGTATGTCTCCACAATCTAACGGTGCTGAGATTGAAGACACTACTAAGAAGAAGAAAACTCCTAAGAAAGGTGCATACGTAGGACAAGAATCTGCTAAGAATGAGGAAGTTCTTGAGCGCGAAGAGTATGAAATTGATGGCGAAACTTATGTCATCGAGAAAGCAAAAGGTTTAGATGGTAAGGCATGCTGGAAAGGATACAAGCTTGCTGGTACTAAGAAGAAAGGTGGTAAGACCGTTGACAACTGTGTAAAAGCAGGTGATGAAGTAACTCATGAGGGGGAACACCTAGAAGAGGGAAAAAAGAAATGTCCTGAGTGTCATGGCTCAGGTATGAAAGAAGGAAAAGAATGTTCTCATTGTAAAGGAACTGGATTCCATATGATGAAAGAATATTTTGAGAAGAATAAAGAAGGCAAGATGGTGAAGAAGCACAACTGTGCTAAGAAAGTTAAGTATAAGAAGGAAGAATTCTTCTGTCTTCCTGAGCAACACACCATGCTTGAAGATGGTACTGTAACTCATTACGATCTAGTCAGTGAGAAGGGTGAAGTTCTAAGAAACGTTCCTGTTGAAGGACTAGAGATCATGCTTAGTGAAGTTCATGAGCATGCTGACAACCATGCTAAGAATGCTGAACTACTAGGTGAGAAGAAACTTGATCCAGTTGGTAAGGCAGATGCTGACATTGATAACGATGGTGATGTAGATAAGTCAGACAAGTATCTCCATATGCGTCGTAAGAAGGTAACCAAGATCCTTGCAATGAAGAAAAAGAAATGAAATCCTTTAAGCAATTCCGCGAAGAATGTGGATGCGACCATAAAAAAGAAAAGAAAGTAAAATCTAAAAAGAAAGGTACTAAAGGTGTAGAAGTCATGCCTAATATTCCTGATGGTGAAAAAGGTATGACTACTAGAGCAACTAATGAAGCAAAGAACTATCAGGGTCCTTTGTATGCTCCATGGTCTGCTGTAGTTGCAGGTAGAGGTTTCGATCCTATTGATGAAAGAAATCTTCAAACAGAAACTTTCGAGAGTGGAGTGCAAAAAGCACGTCGTGATCATCGTTCTGGAACTTTATTGACCTTTAAACAATTTCTTTCTAAGTTGACAGATATTTTGGATGAGTGGGAGAAATAAATAGTCTTGCACTATGTTATAAGATTATGTTAGGATTCCTACTACCATTTGCATCGAAAATTATTTCTGATGCTGTAAATAAAATTCCTGAAAACGAGGAACTTGGAGAGCAGTTAATTAAAATCTGTATTGTCATTCTTAAGAAAGCAGTAGCTTTGACTAAGACGGACATGGATGATAAACTACTAGAGGTTGTTGAAAAAGCAATCGTAAACCGCGAAGAAGCCTGAGAATATAAATAAAACTTAGGAATAATAGTTTATCTGGAGTACGTATCCATGTCCTTGTATAGTCGTGCTGAAAACGAAGCACAATCAATCAAAGTTCTAAACACTACTGAGAAGGCTTCCGTTAAGAAGTACGAATCTGACGGGACGCTTGTAGCACATGATGGTAACAGCAATGCTACCTCTGGTGCTGAAGGAAGTGCTGCTATCGCAGCGAGAGCAATCTTTGTCGATGCTGCTGAAGCAGTTCTTGCTGAAAACCGAGAGCGTGGTTTAAACGCTCCTGGTTGGTGGCAGTATACTTCTTATACTGATGCTTCTGGTGAGACTCGCCACAAGGCAGTTTATCTAGCAGCATTCAAATCTGCTCCTGCTAACACTGCTGACGCTGATGACTCTCTTGCTGCTGATGTAGCATCCGCAGTAACCATCACGGTTCAACCTGCTAACTCCACATCTTCCTCTGGTGCTGGTACTTATACCCTCACCACTACAACAACAGGAACACCTGGAGCACTTGTATATCAGTGGCAGCGTCAAACTGCGTCTGGTAAGCGTTGGACTAACATCACTGCTTCTCTTGACACAGGTATTACTTATGCAGACTTCACGACAGCAACTCTTGCTTACAGTGGGCTCGCTGGTGATACTTTGGATGGTTACAAATATAGAGTCAAGATCACCTCTGCGGGTGGTACTGAAGAAGTAATCTCCAACGGAGCAGCGACTCTAACATTCGGAAGTTAATGAATGAACATTGCTGAATTGACGCCAGACACCTGGCTGTTCTTTGCTATTCAACATTATAATAACCCGTCGTCGGTTACTTATTCTGATTTTGAAGAGGACTTAAAGAGATTTAAGTACATCAAAAGATTACTGAAACGTAACGAGACGACGGGTGAACTTAAAACTCACCTGATTTTAAATCATGTGATCATTTTATATAATGTTTTTGATGATGCAGCAACCCCGCTGCTGTTTTACAAAATTGAAGCAACATATTGGTCTGTAATCAAGGCATTTATGGTGTTTCTAAATAGATTACCACCTACACTTAACGAGGATGTTGACAAGGAATGTCTAAAGGAACTGAACCTAATCTAAATGAGATGATTAACTCAGCAGGCGATGGATCTGGTCTCCAATTGCCACCCGCTTTTGTTATGGTTAATCCTAGACAACACCGTAAGTATAAGAAGGGTAATGAAACTGTTGATGGTCGCTCTAAAGGTGCCAAAGATCTCTTCTCCCGTATCCAACGCAGAAAAATGAAAGAACAATTAGAAAATAATATTGAAGAAGCTGTCTCCACTGAAACTGAGAGAGCACAAAAACAGATTTCTCAACAGAAGAAACTGGGTCGTCAAAAAGAACTCCAGAAGAAACGTGGAGAAGCGAAAGCAAAGATGCAAAACAAGACCAAAGAGATGGATACCTTAATGAAGGCACGTCTCTCTGACTTTAAAAAGAAAGCATCTGATCAAACAAAAAAACTTAAGAAAGAACAAACTGAAGTGACTACTGATATCATGACTGAAAACCAAGATGTAATCCAAGTTGCATTGGATGTTGCAACATCAGAACTTAATCCACAAGGTGAAGGTTCATTTGCTAAGGTACAATTCTCTGATGGCAGCGTACAGAATTTAGATAACTATTCTGCTAAGCGTATTGCTGCTTGCTATGCTCAGTTGGATGATACCCATAAGCAACAGTTCCAATACATGCTCAACAAAGACGCGGGGACTTACCAATCTGCTCTTGACTTCGCAGTTAGGAACGTCTAGTGTCGGACATTAATACAGCTATCTTAGAAAGGTTAGAAAAGGTGGTTGATACGCTTCAGGAAAACTCCACGAAGATGGGTCAACTTCTTGCTGTACATAATGAAAAACTTGACAATCAAGATAAGGTTGATGCAGTTCTATTTGAAAAATTAGATAGAATTTCTGCTGACCTTGCAAGAGAGACAGATGTTATCAAGAGAGGGTGCGAGAGAGACATCAGGTTGGTTGATGAGCGTTTGCGTCTTATGGAGAAGAAGATGTGGACCATAGCAGGAGCACTGTCTGTCATATGCTTCCTAGTATCCGCACCAGGACAGGCACTTTTGAAAAACTTGACACCTGGACCATCTGCTGCTAACATATCAGCAGTAGAAATGCCTCGAATTGAGTTTTCTTGAAGTCAAGTACATCAATTTAATATCCCCTCGCCTGAATCTCTTCAGTCGCAAGAAGGCAGACCTGTATAATTTCAGGTGTCCCTACTGTGGTGACTCCCAGAAGAGACGCAATAAGGCAAGGGGATATTTGTTTAAGATCAAGAATGATTTTGTCTTTAAATGCCACAACTGTGGTATGGGTAGGACATTCTCTAACTTCTTGAAAGACCAAGATACTCATATCCATGATCAATATGTCATGGAGAAATTTAAGGACGGTAGGACTGGCAAAGGAACCACCGTACCAAATCCTAAATTCAATTTTACGAAACCAAAATTTGCTAAAAGAGATACAGATTTAGAGAAGATTTCTTCGCTAAATAATTCTCACCCAGCACGAGTTTATCTTGAGCAACGTGGTATCAAAGACCTTGATTATTTTTATTATTGTCCAAAATTTAAAGAATGGACTAACAAACAGAAGAAGACATTTGATACCCTAAGACAAGATAGTCCTCGTATTATAATCCCATTCAAAGATAAAGAAGGAAACCTCTTCGGTTACCAAGGTAGATCGCTCGCCCCTAAGGCAAAACTAAGATATGTCACGATCATGCTTGACGAAGACAAACCTAAGATCTTTGGTTTGGACAGAGTAAACACAGATGAACCCATTTATATCGTCGAAGGACCCTTCGACTCGACATTCATTAAAAACTCGGTTGCTATGGCTGGGTCCGATGTTGATATTCGGACGTTTGGTTGGAGCGATCATATTTGGATATATGATAACGAACCACGTAACCGAGAAATCGTCGCCAGAATCTCCAAGTCAATCGACCGAGGAGATCAGGTAGTAATCTGGCCAAAAAATATACAACAAAAGGACATCAATGACATGCACCTCGCTGGACATGATGTTCAAAATCTGGTAGAATCAAACATCTATCAGGGATTAACCGCAACCCTTAAATTTAACGACTGGAAAAAAGTATGACAAACGGGCATGGAATTAAAGTTCGCAAGCGTGACGGGTCTGAGACCGCCCTTAACCTAGATAAGATTCATAAGGTAGTAGAGGAAGCTTGCGAAGGTCTAGGGAGCGGTGTAAGTGCCTCTCAGGTGGAGATGAATTCTGGTCTCCAGTTCTTCGATGGAATTGAAACAAAGGACATTCAGGAGATCCTAGTTCGTTCTGCTAGCGATCTGATTAGTTTGGATTCTCCTAACTATCAGTTTGTTGCTGCTCGTCTTCTCCTTTATGGTGTATACAAACAGGTCTTTGGGTCTGAATGGGTTCGTGGTCTTCCTGATGTATATGACCATGCGTTACATTGCACTGACAAAGGAGTATATGACAAGGACATTCTTGGTAAATACACCAAGGAAGAATGGAGCAAGATTAACTCATGGATTGACCATGGAAGAGATGAGTTATTTACTTACGCTGGTCTTCGTCAAGTAACAGATAAGTATCTGGTGCAGGACCGTAGTACGGGTGTGGTATATGAGTCGCCTCAATTCATGTACATGATGATCGCTGTAACCTTATTCCAGAACTACACAGACAATCGTCTGGAATACGTACAACGATACTATAATGCAATCAGCAAACACAAAATCAACATCCCAACGCCAATCATGGCAGGGGTCAGAACACCTCTTCGGCAGTTTGCGTCTTGCGTTTTGGTTGATGCTGACGACACCTTGGATAGTATTTTTGCTAGTGATATGGCCATTGGTCGTTATGTCGCACAGAGGGCTGGTATCGGCATCAACGCAGGTAGAATCAGGGGCATCAACGCTAAAATCAGAGGCGGTGAAGTTCAGCATACAGGGGTTGTCCCTTTCCTCAAGAAGTTTGAAAGCACTGTCAGATGCTGCACTCAAAATGGCATCCGTGGTGGATCAGCAACTGTCCACTTCCCAATCTGGCACCAAGAAATAGAAGATATCCTTGTTCTTAAAAACAATAAGGGTACAGAAGACAATCGAGTGAGGAAACTTGACTACTCAATCCAGATTTCAAAACTTTTCTACGCACGTTTCATTGCAAATGGAGAGATTAGCCTCTTCTCACCGCATGACGTACCAGGTTTGTATGATGCTTTTGGTACTCCTGATTTTGACGACCTATATGTTCGTTACGAACGAGATAATTCTGTTCCAAGAAAAACTATCGGGGCACAAGAATTAGTTCTTGACCTTCTAAAGGAGAGAGCAGAGACAGGTCGTATTTACATTATGAATATCGACCACTGTAATGAGCATTCTTCTTTCCTAGATAAAGTGAACATGAGTAACCTCTGTCAAGAGATTACTTTACCTACAGTACCACTTAACCATATTGATGGTGAAGGAGAGATTGCCTTGTGCATTCTGTCTGCTATCAACGTTGGTAAGATCACTAAGTTAGATGAATTGGAAAACCTCTGTGACCTAGCAGTCCGTGGTTTAGAGGAACTTATTGATTATCAGAACTACCCTGTAGAAGCTGCAGAACGTAGCACTCTCAACCGTCGTTCTCTTGGTATTGGTTACATCGGACTAGCACATTACCTAGCAAAACATGGTTACAAATATGACGATCCTGCCGCCTGGAAATCAGTCCACGACTTGTCTGAATCTTTCCAGTATTATCTACTCAAATCAAGTAACACCATTGCCCAAGAAAAAGGCAAATGTGGTTATTTCGATAGAACGAAGTATTCAAAAGGTATCCTCCCAATCGACACTTACAAGCGTGACATCGATGAGTTCTGTGGGAGTGAATTGAATCATGACTGGGAAACTCTTAGAAAATCTATCACCACCCACGGTTTACGGCACTCAACACTGTCCGCACAAATGCCATCGGAATCTAGTTCCGTTGTGTCAAACGCAACCAATGGAATCGAACCGCCTAGAGCATACATGTCCGTTAAAAAATCAAAGAAGGGACCTCTTAAGCAGATTGTTCCACAGTTCGGTTCTCTAAAGAACAACTACACACTTCTGTGGGACATGAAGGATAATGATGGATACATCAAAGTTGTATCAGCAATGCAAAAGTTCTTTGACCAAGCAATTTCAGGCAACTGGAGTTATAATCCAGAGAACTATCCTAATAATGAGGTGCCAGTTTCTGTTATGGCAGGAGATCTTTTGAAAACCTTTAAATATGGTTGGAAGACCTCTTACTATCAGAACACATATGATGTTAAGAAGGAAATTGATGAACCAGCACACCCCATTGGTTGGCATGATAATGTTCCAGAAGGCAACAGAGAATCAGTAGAAGATTTACTAAACGAAATTTTTGAAACAGAGGAGGACGATTGTGACAGCTGCAAAATTTAGAGTTAGCGAACCCATGAAAACTAAAGTAGATGGAATGACAGTATTCAACACTGCTATTCTAGACAGCACCAAACAAAAGATGTTCTTTGGACCTCCACTTGGGGTCCAGAGATACGATAAGTTTAAGTATCCTGTGTTCGATAAACTAACGCAGCAACAACTAGGTTATTTCTGGCGTCCTGAAGAAGTATCTCTTCAGAAAGATCGCGCTGATTATCAAACTTTAAACGATGCACAGAAACACATATTTACTAGCAATCTCAAGTATCAGATCCTCTTGGACTCCGTACAAGGTCGTGGTCCTGG